GCGGCCATGAGGTCGCGCTCGATCATCTTGCTGGTTCGTCGATTGACGCCGCCGGGGACGCGGTTGGAGATTGGAAACAGGACGGTACTGGGGCCGAGACGCTTCTTCGTTTCGAACCAGGCCTTGATCCGCTTGACCACGTCCGGGTGAAGGACTTGGGTATCCTCGCGGCGGCGCTTGCTGTAGCAGGCCTCGACCGTTACGGTGGCGGGGCTGGAGTCGAGGCTGAACGAACGCTTGGTGAGGCTGCCGATCTCGCCCCTGCGAAACCCGGTCCAGGCGGCCAGGGTGTAAATCATTGCCCGGTCAGGACCCGAAATCCCCTCGACCGGCTTGCCACTCTCTGCCGCCTGCAAGAGTCGCCGGAACTCATCTTGCGAAAACGCCCGCCGGTCATGACGCCGGTCGGTGCGGACGTTCATCCGCGACAGATGCGTGAGCGGATTGAACGGGGTGCGCCGATCCCGGACCAGCCAATGCACGAAATGCTTGGCGATCGTAAGATAGTTGTTGCACGTCTGGGCGCTGCGGTCCTTTCGGCGCAGACCACTCAAGAAATCGATGACATCACTGGCCGAAATGTCGGCGATGGTGCGCCACTTGCGATCCTTCACGATGGCTTTCAGCATACGCATCGACTCGTCGACGTACTTCTCGGTCGAGCCCTTGTTGCCGAGATGCCTCTCGAATTCAGCCAGGTGCTCCGAAAGCGGCCGTTTCCGCTGATCTTCGGTCGGATCGACCAGCCCCGCCTTCTCGCGTTCGACGCGTTTGACAAGCTCGTTGAGCATCGCCTGGGCGGCCATCCGGTCAATGGACAGGGACTTGCGGCGTACAATGCCGTCCGCAGCTTTGTATTGCCCCCACCACTTCTTCGATTTGGTCGTGACCTTCTTGCCGGTAACCGGATCCGTGATCGTCGTGGGTTTTCGGAACAAACTCGCCATGCGTGGTCTCCTTCGTCTAGTGTAGAAATACTCAAATCCAAAGCAGGACGAGTGTTGCTCGGGGGCCGTGAATTGCAAGGCATGAAGTCGGGTGGTGGGCCAAGAGTCCTGGCTTTGAATGGCATGTCAGTCGCAATTCCGACTCGCCTGCCAGGTCACCCGATCCGGGCAACCGGCCGCCACCCACGCACGAAGTTCTTCATAGGGCCAGAATGGGGTCCGCCCGATTCGGATCGGACAGGGGACCCGGCCCGAGATATCCCAGGCGTACCAGGTGCGCACGGAAACGCCGCACTCGGCGGCGGCGCCCGCGGCCTTGAGAAGGAGTGGTTTGGCGAGAGAAGGTTCGGTATCTGGCATAGGCAGAAGACTCTCGACGAGGCTGAATGGAAACGGAGCTTCCCTCTACCTCTTTACTACCGGAAATCTCTCGGCCGTGGCCAACACCGGATGCCGCTACAACGTGACATCGGCGCTCGCAACGCCACAAATTCAGCCCTGCCAAGGGCTTAAAAAATCTCTCAAAAATCCTGCTCGAGGTCTTGAACCGCTAGCATTTTGTGATACGATATGCACGTTCACTGGGCGGGTTTTCGCCCGGTTCCATTTGGCGAGCGATCCCCTTGCGGCGCCGGGCCAAAGCCGCTCGCCCATCTTCACGCGAACCTCTTCCATTCGCACTTCCCGGTCAAGCTCATAGGTACGACGATCGTCGCACTATTGCCGGCCTTTGGCTGCCACACAAGAGCCGGCTGCGCCCGGGTTGTGGAAAGGAGTCATACCATGCCTCGACAATCCCAGGCTGCGCATTTTGGACAGCGGATCCGCCAACTGCGCGTCGACCGGGAACTCACGTTACGAGAATTCGCCCGCCTGCTCGACTTGAGCCCTACCTATATTTCACAGGTCGAGCAGTGCAAATTCAGTCCACCCACCGAGGAGCGGGTCCGCCAAATGGCTGTCCTCCTCCAACAGGATTCGGACGAACTGTTGGCCCTGGCCGGCCACGTATCAGGGGACCTGCCGGAAATCATCCGGGCCCAGCCCCGCGAGATGGCCAGCTTCCTGCGGGCCGCCCGCGGGCTTTCGGCCGACGATCTGCGCCAACTCGAACGACAAGCCAAGCGACTGCAAACCAAGAAGGCACAACACCATGAGATCGACTGCCCCGAGAGTTCCGTATCTGACATCGAAGACAATTGAAGACCGTGCCAACCAACTCCTGCAGGGCTTTCAGTCCGAGTACGGCCGGATTTGGTTGCCCCCGGTTCCGATCGACGCGATCGTCGAACTGCACCTGAAACTGACTTTCAGCTTCATGGATCTTTGCGAAATGTACGGCACGGAGGGAATTCACGGTGCGCTTTGGGTGGACCGGCGCGAGGTGGGCATCGACCAGGGCCTGGATCCGGAACTGTACCCGGAGTTGGAAGGCCGTTACCACTTCACGCTTGCGCACGAGGTGGGTCACTGGACGCTCCATCGGGATTACGTGGCTTCGGCGTGCCGCGAGTTAGGGGGGTACGCGTGTCACAAATCACAGCGCAGGAGCCGCATCGAGTGGCAGGCTGACTACTTCGCCTCGTGCCTGCTAATGCCCCGTCGCCTGACTATCCCGGCGTTTGGTTACTTTTTTCCCTTTGGACCTGTGGACGCTCAGGAACTGAGCGAACTGAACCATTGGGAAGCAAAAGACGTGCGCCGGCACCTCGAAGACATGGCCCGCCCTATGGCCGGCGAGTTCTGCGTCTCCCCGATCGCGATGCGCATTCGGCTGGAGGAACTGGGCCTGTTCCGCCACCCGCAAGCGGCGAACGTTGCGTAAGTTTTTTTGCCGTCAGTGTTTAGCAATCCCTGCACACCAAACCCCATGAGGAATATGCCTATGAGACGCTTTTTGGAACTGTCTGCGCCGCGACGGAATCTGGTGCGCACCATGCAGGAGATGAATTTCGGTCGGATCACGAGAATCGTTGTCTGCGAACACGAACCGCACTTCGATGCAGCGAGGCACTGCCAGAAGGTTTTCAAGCCGGGTGGCGACAACGACGCTCGACCCGAGGTAACGCTTTCAGATTTCGTACTCAAGCGGCCGGTGGTGGATCTTCTGGGAATTTTTGACGCGCTTCGCGACGTGAAGATCACCACCCTCACGGTCCAGGACGGCTTGCCGATTGGGTTCTCCGTATCGCTCGATTTCAGAAAATCTTCAAAAGGCTTCGCCACATCGAGCGCAAAACCGGTAGTAAAGAGATAGAGGGACTTTGATTCGCACAACCTTTCAAGGCCCCATTGCCAATGATCGTCTGCTACAGCGTCAGCCGCAATAGTCGCGATCACTGGCCACAATAAGAACAAAGAGATTCAGGTTCCAGACAACGAACTGGCCACATGATGGAGGTCGTTGTGGGTACCGCCACGCCAGGCGTGCTTACACGACGGAAGTCTTTGTGGCTCTTTTCGTGCGCGTACCGCTGCGCGGGGTGTACCCACAACGGTCTCCTCCCAACCACAAGGAGCGAGACCTATATGCAGAAAATTGATTTCGAGTACGAGATTTCACGACGCGGATTTGCCGGTCGACTGATTCTACGCAAGGCGAAGCAATTGGCAACCTATCCTGGATTCAGCCGGTCCGATATCGACGACATCCAGCAGGAACTGCGCATGCAGCTGTTCAGCTCGATGTCGAAGTTCAACGCCGAGAAGGGCAACTGGCGGGCCTTTGTCAAGGCGACCGTCGAACGGAACGTGGCGACTATCATCGAGCGGCAGGGGGCGGCCAAGCGGGGCAACGGTGATACACCCGTTTCCTTGAGCACCAAGGTCGAGGGGGAAGACGGGCTGGTTCAATTGGGAAGTCTCGTTGGGCGCTGGAATCTCGAAGCCCGGACGGGCGGTCACACTCAGAGCCATACCGACGTAATCGATACGGCGATGGATATCGAGCACGTCCTCAGCACGCTTCCCCCTGACTTGCGGGAGCTGTGCGAGCAGCTCAAGACGATGACGATCACGGAACTTGCGCGAAAGCTCGACATGCCTCGAAGCACGCTGCGAGCCAGGCTGTTGGCGGTCCGCGAGGCGATGACGCAGGCCGGCCTGACGCCCGGATAGCTGTTTCGACGGAATCACAGCCACCAGTCAAATCCGGATACTTCAGAGGAAACAGAATGGGTATCGCCATCGGATCGCAGAACGACAATCTGACCTATCTTGAGCATGAACCGGCCTCCGTCTACCACGCCAAGGCCCAGGATTACCTGAGCAGCCATCAACTGGGCGATTTCCGCCGCTCCCCGCTCCTCTACCACAAGAGGAAGCTGGGGCTGATTCTCGACGAGGATCGTCCCGCGTACCTCGTCGGTCGTGCCCTGCACACGCTTGTTCTTGAAGGCCAGGAGCGGTTTGACGAGGATTTTGCCGTCGGCGGTCCCGTCAATCCGAAGACCGGCCAGCCCTTCGGCCCGGGTACCAAGGCGTTTGCCGCCTGGGCCGAAGAGCATGGCAAGGCAGTGTTGACCGACGCCCAGTACGAACTGGTCGAGAGCATGGCTGCTGGGGTCCGGGCCCACCAGATCGCCATGGAGCTGCTGGCCAGCGGCGATGCCGAGGGTGTGGTCCGTACGGAGTACTGCGGCGTCCCCTGCCAGATCCGTATGGACTGGTTCGAACCGTACCGGGGGATCGTCGACCTGAAGACCTGCGACGACCTGATGTGGTTCGAAGCGGACGCCCGCCGCTACGGTTACGTTTACCAGATGGCCTTCTATCGGGCAGTGCTCCGGCAGGCCTCGGGGCTTTCCCTGCCGGTTTTCATGATCGCCGTCGAGAAACGGGAACCGTTTCGCTGCGGTGTCTGGAAGATCGACAGCGACATTCTGGGCCAGGCCGAACGGGAGAACGAGGCGGCTATCGAGCGGCTCAAGCACTGCCAGGAGTCGGGCAGTTGGCCAACCGGCTATGCCGAGATGCGGCTGTACGACTCCATCTGAACCAAGCGCGCCGTGACGGCGGGGCGCGTTCCGCTGCTGGGTAGGCATACACATCAAGATCGCTGCCCCCGGGCGTGCCCGCCTCACGGCCAATTCATCCATCACCAACTCAGGGGAGGTCTTTGTGAGCATACTCGGCACCGTCATCGAAAGCACTTCACCTTCGGCACCCAAGGGGATCATTTACGGCCCGCCCGGGATAGGGAAGACCACGTTCGGCGCCACGGCCGACGCGTCCCTCATCGTGGACTGCGAAAACGGCGCGGGAGCGATCTCCTGCAATCGCACACCGTACCTGGCGACCTGGCACGAAATCGGGCAGTGGCTTCTGGCTATCGAGCGAGACCAGCACTCATTCAGGACGCTGGTGATCGACTCGATCGATTGGCTGCTGCGACGCCTCGAAGAGCACGTCGCCGGCAGCAGCGGCAAAATCGACCAGACGCTGAACCGTTCGCACGGTGGATATGGCGCTGGCAAGCAGGTGCTCAAGAACTACGTCTATCAACAGCTCCTGCCGACGCTCGATCGGATTGTCGGCCGCGGAATCGCAGTGGTTTTGCTCGCCCACGCCAAGCGTACCGAGATCACCGACGTGGACGGTATCACCCGCGAGAAGACGACGGCCGACCTGCCGGACGATTTTCGCAACATTTTTGTCGAATGGTCGGATTTTGTGTGTCTGGCCAAACAGGATCATGACGGCAACCGAGTTCTGGTGACCACCGAGACACCGGCCGCGCTGGCCAAGAACCGGTACGGCATGCCGCCGACCGTCGCCTTCGAGTGGCCCTCGTTCATTGACGCCGTTTCGCAGGGGCTGTCACGAACGTTTGCGTTCCAGAAATCAGAAGCGTAGTGGCAGCTGAGCGCACGCCGAGAATCGCACATCACCCTTTGCCCAAGAAATGGAGACCAACCAGTGGTAGCTCTCAACTTCGATGCCAACAAGGTGGAGCCGGCCTCTCCGCCCGAAGCAATCCCCGCCGGAAAGTACCTGGCGGCAATCGTCTCTTCGGAAAACAAGCCGACCAAGAGCCGAAACGGTGGATTCTTGGAACTGAAGTTCCAGATCCTCCAGGGCGACTACCGGGGGCGTCACGTCTGGGTCCGGCTGAACTTGGACAATCCGAATCCGGAAGCAGTCAAGTATGCCCGGATCGAGTTGTCGACCATCTGCCACGCCGTGGGGGTGCTCAAACCGAACGACAGCGTCGAATTGCACAACCGGCCGTTGATCATCCATGTGAAATGCAGGAACCGTCCTGACACTGGCGAGATCGTCAACGAGGTGAAGGGCTACGAAGCGAAGGAAGCGGCTGCCGGTCAGCACCAGCAGGCCCCGGTCACTGACAATACACCCCCTTGGAAAAGGCAACCCGCATGAGATTGAAGATTGTCGTGTGCGTGTGCGTGGACGATGACGATCGCGACGGTGCGATGCGAACTGCTCCGAACCGCAATCCCTTGGACGAACTGATTGCGCGGATGCGCCGCGAGATGCAACGCGGCCGGGACTCGGCCGGAGAAAGGACCGTCCATGGGGCGAAAGTCGCGGGATAAGGGAGCGGCCGGTGAACGGGAGCTCGCCCGCGAATTGTCTCGCCTGTTGGGGGTCGAGGCCCGTCGTGGTCGCCAATACCATGGCGGGCCCGGCTCGCCCGACGTTGTGGTCGAGATTCCCCACGTTCACCTCGAATGCAAACGAACCGAACGGCTCCGCCTCTACGAAGCGCTCGAACAGGCGATTGCCGACGCGGGAGAGAAGGTGCCTGTCGTCGCCCATCGCCAGAACCACAAACCGTGGGTTGTGATCGTAAGGCTCGATGACCTACCCAAGCTGGCCACACAAGTCTATTTGACGATGGCGGAGAACGCGTAATCAATGGTTCTGGAATTGCGTCCCTATCAGCGAGAAGCCGTCGATGCCGTGTATCGCCATCTGCGCCAACGGGACGACAATCCGTGTGTGGTCTGCCCCACCGGCGCCGGGAAGAGCCTCATTATGTCGACGATCTGCCACGACGCTGTCACCAAGTGGGGCGGCCGCGTGCTGATCCTTGCTCACGTCAAGGAACTGTTGGAGCAGACCGCCGGCACGCTGCGCCGTATCGCCCCGGATCTGAGCGTGGGTGTCTACTCAGCAGGCTTGAATCGTCGTGACACGGATCATCGGGTCATTGTTGCCGGGATCCAGTCAGTTCACAAGCGAGCCTGCGAGCTCGATGCCTTCGATCTGATCATTGTTGACGAGGCACACTTGCTACCTCCGGCGGGCGAGGGGCGTTACCGGACGTTTCTGACGGATGCCAAGATCGTCAATCCAAACGTGCGACTGATCGGGCTGACTGCCACACCCTACCGCATGGAATCGGGCATGCTCTGCGGGCCCGACAACTTGCTCAACGCTATCTGCTACGAGGTGGGCGTCAAGGAACTGATCGTCCAGGGCTACCTCTGTCCTCTCGTTACCAAGGCCGGGCGAAAGAAGGCCGACACCTCGGGTCTCCACGTACGGGCCGGTGAGTTCATCGGCAGCGAAGTCGAGGAACTGATGGATACCGACGAACTGGTCGGGGCGGCTTGCCGGGAAATTGTGGATATGACGAAGGACCGGCAGGCCGTGCTGATCTTCGCTGCGTCGGTGGCCCATGCCGAACATGTCAAGACGACGCTGGAACAAATCAGCGGTCAGGAATGTGGTCTTGTGACAGGTGACACTTCTGTGGGTGAACGGGATCGCATCATCTCGCGGTTCAAAGGCGAGCCCGTACCAGCAAATCTGTTCGGCGACGCTGCCGCGCCGCTGAAATACCTGGCAAACATCAACGTGCTCGCGACCGGGTTCGACGCTCCAAATGTCGACTGTGTGGTCCTGCTTCGGCCGACCGCCTCGCCGGGGCTTTATTATCAGATGACTGGGAGGGGCTTCCGCCTTCATCCTGACAAACCCAACTGCCTGGTATTGGACTACGGGGGGAACATCCTCCGCCATGGCCCGGTCGACGCGATTCAGATCTCCGAGCGATCGGCGGAAGGGAACGGCCAGGCTCCGGCCAAGGAATGCCCCGAGTGCCGGTCGATCATCAACGCCTCCTATTCCGCATGTCCCGATTGCGGCTACGAGTTCCCGCCGCCCGACACGAGGAAACACGACGCCCGTGCCTCTGAAGAAGGAATCCTTACGGGCCAGATTATCGACACTGAATACGAGGTTCGTGACGTCTTCTATTCGGTGCACAAGAAGCGAGGCGCCGACGAGGATGCGCCCAAGACGATGCGCATCGATTACCAGGTCGGGTTCAACGACTACAAGAGCGAATGGACTTGCTTTGAGCACGACGGTTGGGCTAGGCAGAAGGCGGTGGCCTGGTGGAAGGCGCGTTCCAATGACCCAGTACCTGCGACGGCGCAACACGCGGTCGATATCGCCGAAGCGGGCGGTGTGGCTCTAACTGAATCCATACTCGTCCGTAGTGTAACCGGCGAGCGGTTCGATCGAATCGTCAGTTACAGGTTGGGAGAAAAACCCAAAGCCACCGAGATCGAGGCACCTCAGCCGTTCGATGATGATTGCGGCTACACGCAGAAAACAACCGGGGCAGCCAGCGGGTGGGACGATCATATCCCATTCTAGTTGCAGCAAGAACCAATGAGGATGGGCGTGGATGGGACCGGCGAGGACAGGAGGGGCAAGGTAAGGGGGCCAATGGCGCATCGTTTCAATCACACACCTACAGCAGGATAACGCCATGCGAGTAGTCGTAGTCTCAGACCTGCACGTCGGCAGCCGGGTAGGCCTGGCCAACCAAGATGCCGCGGAAGTCCCCGGCGGAGATGCAGGGGAGCCGGTACGTAGGGCCCTGTACGAGGCGTGGTGCGAGGCCACTTCCGGTCCGTGGGCCAAGCCCGACGCCCTGGTCGTCAACGGTGACGCCATCGACGGACAAAACCGCAAGAGCGGAGGCATTGGCACGTGGACCACGTCACTCTACGAGCAGGCGGAACATGCCGTTGGTCTGCTGAAGATGTGGCGGGCCAAGCGGATCTATGTGATTCGCGGTAGCGGCTACCATGTGGAAGCCTCGTACAGCGGTCTGCAAGTCGAGGAGTACATCGCACAGAAGCTCAAGGCAGAGGAGTACCCCAATCAGGACCACATGCCGGCCGAAAGGCGGCAGCGGTCGGGGTGGCATTGGTACCTGCACTTCGACGGCGTTACCTTCCACTTCTCGCACAGAATCGGCGTTTCGAAGGTCTTCCACTATCAGTCGACTCCGACCGCGCGGCAAATGCTCCAGGCGAAGCTCAACGATCAGCTCCGCCATGAAATGCCTCGATACAAGACGGACTGCGTGGTGCGCTCGCACGCCCATTACTACAACTCCGTGGAGTACAGCGGAAGCCAAGGCTGGGTCACGCCTTGCTGGAAAGCCCTCGACGAGTGGATGCAAAGCAACGGGCCGCTGGACATTTCCCCGGACATTGGATTCATCGGATGGAGTATCAGAGATGGTCAATACAGCTACGAAAAACGGCTGTGCGATCTCACCCACTTCCAGCGCGCCCCACTCTCGGTGGTCGGTGTCGGGTGGCGGAAGTCGACCGCTGGCGTCAAGACCGGTCGATCTGGCGGCCGTAGTCGACGGACTGCAAAAGGAAAGCAGGGCAGGACGGGATCTTGAAAGCGTAGCCGAATCGGGGCCCTCCCTTTCGCCGTGTGCTGAAAGTGCCTGGGAAGGCCCAGAAATTCGCGCAGGGGAACCTCGGGATAACGAACCCAGCCTCCCAGCGCACCAGGGGCTTCCATGGTGAAGAGCATGCAGGTATTCGGAATTGTCATGGAATGGCGAGGACCGGATTGGATAGGAAACGATTGGACTGGTAAGGCACCAATGGTGCATCACAGAGAAACGATCTCTTTTCAGTGATTCGGAGGAATAGGTCATGCTGACATGTGAGTACAAGCTGAACGGGCTCTCTCCGTTGATTCTGCACAATGACAACCTCGAAGGGGCTGAGCAGATTGCCCACTGGTGCAAGACCCACCGGAAAGAGTCGAAGGCCGGCGATGATCGAACACCGCCGTGGACCTGGAAAACCTACCTCTACCACGATGGCGAGCAACTGTTCATCCCGACGGGATTCATGATGGCCTGTCTATGGCGGGCGGCCGTCAAGGTGATCCTCAAGGGGAACACATCCTACAAGACGCTTGTGGCCGAGAGCGTGCGATTCGAAGGGATGGGCGTGCCTCTGCTGGTCGGTGGCAAGACGATTCCGATCAAACGGATCGAGGCCATCGGTGGAACATTTGCCGAGCATTGTACGGCGGTGCGCAAGTTGGGTTTTCGCCTCTTGGCGAAACGGGCAAAGGTTGGGCAGTCGAAACATGTCCGCGTGCGGCCAGTGTTCGATGACTGGTTGCTCCATGGTCGCCTGTCGGTAGAGGGATCGATCATCACACTCGACGTGTTGCGAGAGATCTTCGAGGTGTTGGGCCGGCGGGGCCTTGGTGATTGGCGACCCAGCGCCGGGGCTCCCGGCCCGTACGGCCGAGCGTCGGCAGAAGTGATGCCCGTGTGAAAGTACCGGATGGGATAGGATTGGCTAGGACGGGAGCGGATTGGAACGGTAAGGGCACCCATGGTGCAAAGTCTACGTATGAGAACATCTCTCACCGTCGACCCATTTTGAAGTGGAGGATCTGCGTAGGTGAAAAAAGAAAAGGCATCCCCTGTTCGCCAGCTCCTATCCCTCGTCTGGAGCCATTCGCTCAAGGCAACAGGCCATTCCTGGGAACGGCTGAATCACTCGATGTACGCCGCCATGCAGTTGGCGATCAATGCCGGCATGCCATTCGATGCCGACGACTTCTCGGCAGCGATGAACGAGTTTCGTGCGGAGTATTGGTTCGGCGAAACGGGCGGCGAGTCGCTCTATACGTTGGCCGTACAGACCGGCAATCTCTCGGCTGCCCAGGCCTACGAGGCTTGGAAGGGGCGGTCACCGTTCATCGCCGATGACGTCGACCCAGGCTGGAACCGGTCGTTTGCGCACGTGACGGGCCGGCGCCAGCGGGGGCGACTTGCCGTGGGCTTCAAGTTCCCGTGGCAGGGGCAAAAGGTGACGGTGACTAGCTTCTCCCGTGACGGCACCTATCTGACTGCCTGTGCCTACACGAAGGGCGATCGACGAAAGGTGACGAGACGTTTCCAGATCACCGTCGCTGACATTCATGCGGATCGAAGACGGCGGCGGGAGCGCGATCGGTTGTACACCCGGCTTCGCAAGCTGTGCATCGGCGGCGGAACGATCCTCGAAACGTTCAAGGAGCGAGCCGGGATCAGCAGCCAGGAAGACTGGCAAGACGCACCGCTGGAGAAGATCCGCGAGCTGATCGAAATGTTGGAACAAGAGCATGCCCAGGCCGCTTGAGGGGGTTTCGTGATGAGTGATGCTTTGTTGACGTCTGGCAGCGAGGAATCGTTTGCGTCCGGTGCTGTGCGAGACCTTTCCAGCGACAAAATGCGACCCGATCTTTTCAGCCCATTTGCCGAAGAACGGATCGGAAAGTGGCTCATGCTCGGAGCCAAACGGTACCGAGAACGCAACTGGGAAAAGGGAATGCCATTTTCCCGATGCTGGGCGTCGTTATGTCGTCACAAGACGAAATGGCAGCAGGGTCTTCGGGATGAGGACCATTTGGCTGCGATCGTGTTCAACGCGATGGCCATCTTGCATTACGAAGAAATGATCCGTCGCGGCGTGCTGCCGGCCGAGCTTGACGACATGCCGAAGTACAGTGTCGAACCGGAGAATGCCGCTTGATGCAGGAGGCAGCGAAGCGATACCTCGGTGCGGGGCTCTGCGTTCTGCCAGCAATACGTGGGCAGAAGCGGCCGGCGCTGCGCTCATGGAAGGAATACCAGACTCGGCTTCCGACAGAGGCCGAAGTTGACGCATGGTTCGCGGGCGGCCATGACGGGCTATGCGTTCTCACGGGTACGCCGTCGGGAAACCTCGAGCTGATCGACTTCGACCATGGGGGCGAGTTCTTCGAGCCGTGGTCGCAGAAGGTCCAAACGGCCGCGTCGGGGCTCTTGGATCGCCTCGTTGTCGAAACGTCCCAATCGGGTGGTTGGCACGTCATTTACCGGTGTGAGGCCGAGGTCGGCGGTAGCATGAAGTTGGCCCAGAGAATGGGCGACGACAACAAGGTGCACACCCTCATCGAAACCCGTGGCGACGGCGGGCTCTTCCTGTGCGCCCCAACACCGGGCTACGAGCTGATTCAAGGCGATCTGGCCAATCCGCCCGTGCTGACCGAAGCCGAGCGTGAAACGCTTCTAGAGGCCGCCTGGGAACTGAACGAATACTGGTCGGAACCTCGCCCGTGCTGGCCCACGTTGGCCCACGTTGGCCACGGTTCCGTCGTTGGGGGCCAAGTCCGACCCGGTGACGACTACAACGCACGGGGCGACGTGGACGCCCTGCTCGCCAAACACGGGTGGCGATTCCGTGGCGAGCGCGGGGATGGAAACCAGCATTGGACCCGGCCAGGGAAGAACTCCGGCACGTCGGCGACGATGAAGGACCGCACGTTCTACGTGTTCTCCTCGAATGCCGTGCCCTTTGAACCGAACCAGGCTTACTCGCCCTTTGCGGTCTATACCCTGCTGGAGCACAACGGGGATTTTGTCGAGGCGACACGGGCACTTGCAGCCGAGGGGTTTGGTGGGGCGCCATTGACCGTTGGCGATGTCGACATCTCGCGGATCGCAGGGACCGCGGCTTCCACCATCACCGAGAAGGACATCAGCACGCCACCCGACCCGGGCCCCATTTCCGAAGAACTGCTTCGCGTGCCCGGTTTCATCTCGGAGGTGATGGACCTTTGCCTGCAGACGGCCCCCTATCCGAATCCAGCCATGGCGTTCTGCGGTGCCCTGGCCCTGCAGGCCTTCCTGGCCGGACGCAAGGTCCGCGATTCGGGTGACAATCGAACCAACATCTACCTCTTGGGGCTGGCCCATTCCGCGGCCGGCAAGGATTGGCCGCGAAAGCTCAACGCACGCATTGCCCATGCTGTGGGCCTATCGGACTGCCTTGGCGACCGTTTTGCGTCCGGCGAAGGCCTTCAGGACGTGTTGTACATCAAGCCCTGCATGTTGTTTCAGACCGACGAAATCGACGGGATGCTGCAATCGATCAACAAGGCCAAGGACGCCCGCCACGAGAGCATCATGAACACGCTTCTGTCGTTGTACTCGTCGTCCAATAGCGTGTTCTCAATGCGACCGAAGGCCGGCAACGCCGCACCCGGAGTCATTGACCAGCCGAATCTCGTCCTGTTCGGAACGGCGATCCCCAATCACTACTACGAAGCCCTGTCCGAGCGAATGCTGACCAACGGCTTCTTCGCTCGAATGCTGATCATCGAAAGCGGTAAGCGAAGCGAGGGCCAAGAGCCTCGGATTCAGAAGCTGCCGGAACGGATCATCGAGACGGCCAAATGGTGGGCTAACTTCCTGCCTGGTAGCGGCAATCTGGGCAACTGGCATCCGGATCCGGCAGTGATTGAGCCTACCGACACCGCTCGCGAGCGGCTGATTGAGCTGCGCCAAACGGCGGATGAAGAGTACACCCGCGCGGAATCGCAATCGGACGCGGTGGGCACCACGGTGTGGGGCCGTGTGAGTGAGCATACCCGCAAACTGGCCTTGCTCTATGCCGTCAGTGAGGACCATCTCTCACCGCGGATCACGGACAAGGCCATCCAGTGGGCGTCGAAGTTGGTAATGCATCAGACGCGCCGCATGCTCTTCATGGCCAGCGGACACGTAGCCCGCAACGATTTCGATGCCATGTGCAAAGAGATGCTGCGTGTGCTTCGCGAATGGAAGAACAAGCATGGCGACAAGCCCATGCCAGAGTGGCAGCTGAATCGCCGCCTGCCCTGGAAGCCGCGGGACCATGAGGATGTACGGACGGCCCTGGTCAAACAAGAGCGCATCATGTTTGACGAGGTGCCGACCAAGACCCGGCCACGCAAGATCTACCAGTTGCTCGAAGCGTGAGATATTCGGCGCAATATGGAATGTTGCGTCTGCAATGAAGATCGTTGGGTCAAATGTTGGCGCGCGATATTTGAAAACTCGCAGGAATATCGCAGAGCCACGAAAAGACGTAACCCCAAGGGAGGAATGAATATGGAGAAAGAGAGAGAGAATATTGATATATTGCGCACCCCCTCTCGTATCCCTCTGTATGTGTGCGTGTGTGTGACCCCGGGCGCAATATTGCAATATTCGCCTGACGTTGAGCTTTTACCCCCTGCATGCTGGTATTGCCAATTCTTCGAACCTGACGGTTCGGCGGATCTCTCGAAGCCCTGGACGGACGACTTGTTGCCTGGGGAATGTCGGCGCCATCCACCACAGATTGGCGACCTCATCAACCGTGACACACACGAGGAAGAGCGATTGTTCGGCGACTTCCCCCGCGTCATGGCTGGCGACTGGTGCGGCGAATTCCAGCCTCGCGACGCGTCTGCCAAAGTGGCAGGTTGATCTGCCAATGTGGCTAGGTACTTCGCCCTATGTGTGCGGCGACCCCCCCGCGGGAACCGTCGCCTTATTGGGAAGAGTTTGTTTGAAGCACGACGATCTTGGAAACCATCAACAGGCCTGGAGCCGCAGACATGGATTTCGCGTTACTGGCAGGTTCAGATTTGCGAAACGGGAATCGCCCAGACCGTTTCGGTAATCGGCATGGGCGACTCGGTCAGGCACAGGACGGCCCCCGGACCTCGCGGCACATCGAGCTGAGCGAGGACCGAGAAGTTACGAATGTCCTTCTTGGTGGGTGCTGTCGTCTTCTTGATCTCGATCGGGTAGAGCGTACCGTCACGGAAGATCACCAGATCGATTTCCCTGAGTTCCTTGTCGCGATAGAAGTAGATCGGGGCCTGGCGGCCGGCGTGCCAGTAGCTGCGAATCACTTCAGCGACAGCCCACGACTCCAGGATTGCACCGGACATGGCGCCGGCTTCCAGGGTCTCGGGACTGGACCACTCGGTCAGGTAGGCAGCCAGTCCGGTGTCGAGGAAGTACATCTTAGGAGTCTTGACCAGCCGCTTGGTGACGTTCGAGTAGTACGGTTCGAGAAGATAGATGATGCCCGACGATTTCAGAATCGACAACCAGTTCTTGGCTGTGTTTGGGGAGACGTCAACGTCGCGCGCCATGTCGGCCAGGTTGAGCAATTGTCCGGTCCGGGCTGCAGTGGCTCGCAGGAACTTCGTGAATGCCATCTCGTCGCCCACGTTCGCCAGGGCGCGTACGTCCCGTTGGAGGTACGTCTGCACGTAGGAACCGTAGAACAGATCGCGATCCACTTCCGCATCCAAGGCGATTCTCGGGAGACTTCCGCGCCAGATGGCCCCGTACAAGTCCATCAGCCCAAGCGGCTGGTCGCCGGCGCCCGTTTCAAAGTCACCCGGAAGAAACGGCTCTATCCACTCGCTGTGGCCAGCGAGCTCGCGTCGGGAGAATCCCAGCAGATTGACGATGCCAACCCGTCCGGCCAGCGATTCCGAGACGCCCTGCATGAGGTGGAACTGCTGCGAACCGGTCAGCCAGAAATCACCGGGCTGCTGGCGACTATCAACGATCATCTTGATGTGTGGGAGCAGCTCCGGCGCGTACTGGATCTCGTCGATCAGCACCGGCGGGGCAAACCGCTGGAGGAACAATCCCGGGTCGTCGTTGGCCAGCGTCCTGGCTTGCGGATCGTCGAGTGTCACGTAGCGACGTTCCGCGCCGGCGGCATGCCGCAACAGAGTCGTCTTCCCCACTTGGCGGGGGCCGGGGATGAGAATCACGGGGAATTGCCGGCTGGCCGCCGCGAGTGGCCACTTTAATGTTCGTTCAACGTACATCGCAAACCCCGTCTAATGTGCACTGGCATTGCATTATAGACGGCGTTTTTGGCCCTTCAAGTTCAGTATTCGCGGCAATTTGCCACATATTACGGCAATAAGACCCCTGCTCTAGAGGGGATCTGATTCATGAAAGGAAACCTCGCCCATGCAGGCATCCAAGTTTGACATTCAGCTTCGTTCGATCGACACCATCCGCCCCTACGAAAACAACCCTCGGCAGAACGACGCCGCCGTGGATGCCGTGGTCGAATCAATCCGCCAGTTCAGTTTCCGCCAGCCGATCGTGATCGACGCCGAAGGCGTGATCATCGCCGGCCATACCCGGTA